CTAAAGAAGTACAAGCATTATTTCAAAACGTTGAAAAATTGGGAGTTATTTCAGCAGCACAAGCAGAACGATCACTTAAACTTAAACAAACATGGCAAGATGTTAGCCAGGTATGGGGTATTGCTGCTTTTAATATTGCGGATAAATTATTCCCTGAGTTAGAGCGGTTAGGTAAATGGGTTGCTGATAATCCTGCTATGGTACAAAATTTAACTGTTGCTGTTGCTGGATTAACTGTTGCTTTAGTAAGTTTTACGGCTATTAGAACTGGTATTTTAGCTTTATCAGCAGCATTTGGTGTTTTAAGAGTGGGAATAACTGCATTAGCTGGACCCGTGGGGATTATATTGACTGCTTTGGGAGGCATATATGAAATATTCCATAATCGCAATTTAATAAAGGATTGGGCTAAACAAGAAGATTTACAGTGGTTAGTAGATCTAATGGAAAAATTAGACAGTGTTACTAAAACTATAAGCGAACGCTGGAAAAGCTCTAAAGCGGAAGCAAAGGCCGCCAATATACCAAGTAGCATGACAAATCCAAGTTTAAATTCACCTCATGAAATATTTAGAAATATGGTTAGTTTATTTAAAGGTGGCTCTAAAGAAGTTCAAGATTTTGTCAAAGATGAAAGATTAGCATATGCACAAATGATGGCAGAATCATCAGGACGTTCAAACATTGACACACTTACTAAAGATTCAAAAGGTAATATTCATCATCATGTTGGATTATTTCAAGTTGACCCAGTTTATGCTTCAAGAATATTAGGACGCAATGTATCAATTGAAGATTTAAAAAACCCAAAAACAAACAGAGAAGCTAGGGATGCTTTATTAGCAGAAGATTTTAATTTAGCGCATGGTAATAAAGCTGGGGCATTATCTTGGTTTAATGCAGGAGCTAAAGGATATCAAAACTTTTTACAAAGCGGTAAAAGCCCAGGTGGATATGCTGAGGGTATATTAAGTTCTGCTCAAAAAATGCCATTAAATACAACAAATAACAGCAACAAAAATACAAATGTAAGTATTAATAATTTACAATTACAAGGTGTACAAAACCCACGCGAATTCGTACAAGGTTTTGCAGATCCTACGGCCACAGGTTGGTCGTTTAGCGGTTCAAGGTTAGCATAATGAGTTTTTTAAATAGTATAATATCAAACAGTAATAAGCAACAAGTTCCATTTACTATATATAAAAACGCATATTTAACAAGTGCTCAAGATGAAATTGCACAAGTAGACAATGCAGCTATTACTATGACTGGATTTTATGGGTTTGATTATAAAAATCAAGTTAACGTAGCATTTGAACCATTAGAAAATAGCGATTTTAGTAGCGATAGTTTACAAAATAACCCTTTTGAAATTTCAGTTATTGGCACAGTTAGCCAAGTTGTTAAAGATTCTACATATACAGCCACTAAAGTATTAGAAGATCAAGCAAAAGTTGAGGCTTCATTAAACCAATATTTAAACTCAACAAGTTTATTGTGTATAATTCCGCATTCTCCATTATTTAGAACATACTCTAATTTAAAATTGATAAGTATAGATTATGGATTTACACCTGATAAAACCAATCTTGTATGTTATATAAATTTTAGACAAATAAGACAAACCACACCTGAATATGGCGGGTTAGTGCAAAGTCAAGTATCTAACCCTACAACTGCTAGTACTGTAAACAATGGTAATGTTAATACTGTATTGCCAACAATTGAAACAAGCTCTTTAATGAATGTAGCATAATGATATTAACTGAAATACCTTTAAAATCTTTACCAAATCAAACTTTTTCTAGTTTAGTAAATCAGCAACAGTTAACAATAGATTTATACCAAAGAGATGAATATTTATTTGCTAATGTTTATTTAAACGCAACTTTAATAATTGGCGGAATGAAATGTAATAATGCGGTGTATTTAAATCAATACCCAACATCTTTAAATGGATATTTGTTTTTTTACACTAAATCTGGTGAAGATCCAACATATTTAACTTTGGGTACTGATGCCCATTTATTTTACAGTGATTATGATGCTTTAGCAATTGATTATCAAAATTGGGTAAGAAAAAATGGCTGATACTAATTTTAACCCAACCGACATTGGTACAAGATATATGACTATTAAACTTATCTTGGATACCAAGTTATTTCCCGCTGGAAGCAATACTAAAATTATTACTTGTAATTCAGATCAAAATAGTTTAACCGCAGAAGCTACAATAACGAAAGCCACAGGGTTTAGCGATGCTAGTGCCTATGTTACTATATACGGGCTGTTAAATGAAGATATAAACGCTTTTAGTAGATTTAATTTAAGCTTTGCGAGTCAAATACCTGAGAACTGGGTAGAAATATACGCAGGATATTCATTAACAGAAAATGGATTACCACCATTGGCATATAGAGGTCAAGTTAGATTGGCAGCACCTAATTATAATGACCCTAGCCGAGCTTTTACTATAATATCGCAATGGGGATTTGTTAATCAAAATACAGTATCACCTACTACAGCTCCTCAAGGGTCTATTGATTTAAACACATTGTATTCAAATATGGCGGCGTTATTTAATCCTCCTTTGGCTTACAATGGTAATAATGTAACTGGTGTAGCTATTAATCCTAACTATTCAGGAAGTGCGTCAGAACAAATTAACGCAGCAACTCGAGATTATGGATTTAAAGCTAAACAAGATAATGGCAGATTATTAGTAGCACCAGTGGGACAGCCTTTTTTAAAAGACATATACAAATTAGATTCAAAAAATGGTATGTTAGGATATCCGATAGGTGAAGAGTTTGGTTATTCTGTGCGTGTTAGATATAACCCTCAAATCCAATTTGGACAAGTAATAAATGTTACCTCTCAAGTATTAGGAGCCAATGGGGATTGGTATATAAATGGAATGATGACTATTTTGCAAAATCGCGGTCAAAAATGGGAAACAACTATTAAATTAAACAAATACGCATTTAATATACAGGCATAAAATGGCAAACACAACATATTCACCAGAGGTATCAAATTCACACGCTAATACATTGCAATATGCAATTAATCAAGCGCTGTTGGCAGTTAATACTATATCACCAGCGAAAATAACAGCTGTAAATGGATTAAGATACACGGTTGAAATATTAGTAAACTATATTGATAGTAACGGTTCACCATACAATGCACCTACATTATATGATATACCTGCTCAAATGTTAGTCGGTAATAATGCAGGAATTATAATAGAATATGCAGTTGGTGATGTTGTTAATGTAGGGTTTTGTCAAAGAGATATTAGTATTGTTAAACAGCAATGGACAACATCTAACCCTGCAAGTTATAGAAAATTTAACGTAAGTGATGGTATAATATTGGGGTATTTAACAAACACATTGCCAACAATAAACATTACTATTACACAAGATGGTATTATAATGAACAGCAATAATAAACCAATTACAATAAATAGTGGTAGTGCTAATACTATAATAAATAGTAACAACGCAGAAATAAACGCTGATAAAGTAAATATTAATAGCGGTAATATAAATTTAGGATCTGGCGGAATAGGTATATTAAATGCTAACACTCAATTTCAAGTAATTGGTGTTGAGGCTGGCGGTGCAACTTTACCAGTAACAATAGTACCAGGAACAGCGTCCACAACAGTAAAGGCTACATCATGATTAATCAACCCCCTTCAGGGTTTGCTCTTAACCAATCGTCATCAACTTATGATAATGATGGTAATATATTAACTGGATTTAATGATATTTTTATTGATGAAGGCGGTAATCTTGCGGTTGTGGGTGGTGTTGATGATTTATTGCAAACAGTCAAAAATGCTTTATGGTTGTGGATTGGTGAATATGATTATGATACAACAATTGGATTGTCTTACCGTGGAATATTTAGCGATAACGCAGCAACAAATGTAGGTATATTTACACAACAAATAGAAGATGCAATATTTCAATGTAATAATTATTTAACACCAACACAATTAAAATCATACGGAATTAATCAAATAACAGATATTAATTTTACAGCAGATAGACAAACAAGAACAATAATAATTAGCTTAGTATTAAGTTTAAATAATGGTGCTAATATTAATTTGAAAGTAGAACCAGAATGACATTTATTCCAGTTGATGCACAAACCAGTTTAATACAAACTCAAGAAATATTTCAAAATACATTTGGTAGTGGTGTTAATTTAAACCCTACAAGTATTAATGGTATATTTATTCAAGAATTAGCTAATCAAAATTTTAAAGTTAATAGCATTCAAACGTTATTATATGGTGGGTTATATAATCCTAATGTTGCAAGTGGTGAATATTTAGATAGTATTTGTGCGTTACTTTCATTAAAAAGGGCCCCTGCAATAGCTTCTTTTGCAACTTGTCAAGTAACTGGGTTAGTTGGTACAGTAATTCCTTTAGGTGCTCAAATATTAAACACAAACGGTGATGTATTTACTTTAACATCAGCACCAATAACTATAACGGGTAATCCACTAGTTGATACTGGTGTGTTTACATCAACAGTTTTAGGTATTGCAACACCTGTTGGAGCTGGTACTTTAAATAGAATAGTTCAACAAATAGCAGGTTGGGATACAGTAAATAACGCTACCAATGGAATTGTAGGAAAACCAGCACAAACAGATACATCATTGCGTTATACAAGAACTGAAGCATTAGCCATAAACTCAACTGGTACAATTGATGCTATTATTTCTGGCGCTTTTATGTTAATTATTCCCAACATTATTAGCGATTTTATTGTTTTACAAAATCCAACTGCAATCAATGCAACAATAAACGGCGTAGTAGTGCCAGCTTATGGCATTTATTTATCAGTTGTTCAAATTGGTTTAGATGACAATATTTCAGGTTTATTGTATTATAAAAAACCACCTGGTTGTGTAATGGGTGGTAATTATACACCCCCGCTTTATATTGACCCTGATTATTCTTGGAATACATTTCAAGCTAAATACACGCAAGCAGTTGTTCAGCAAGTTGTGATTGCTGTTAATATAACAAACGTAAATTATCCAGCAGGAACAGCTTCAAAAATAGCTAATGCCATATTAGATGCGTTTAACAATGGAACTGCTGCCAGCCCTCCTATAACCATGCGTAGTGGTACTATTTATGCTTCACAATTTATATCATCAATAGTACTATTGGGTATTACTACAATTAATTCAATAACAATTACAACAACAGCATTAGCAACACCTGCGGCAACATTAACACTACCTGCCGACCAAGCTCCTCAATTACAATTATCAAATATATTGATAACAGGAGTAGATTGATGTTGTATGTTCAATATTCCAACGCGGTAAATTTAAAAAGTTTATTATTTGGTGGTCAAACATCTAAAATTGATGGATTACCTTATCCAGGACTAATTGATTATTTAACCATTGACCCTAATGAATTTTTGACAACTTATTTTAGTTTATCTACAACTACAAGCACCGATGGATTAGATAATTGGGGTAGAATATTGCAAGTTAATAGAACCGTTTATCTACCCAATGTAGAAAACAATAGTATTTTTGGTTTTGACACGGGAATACCTGCAAATCCAATAAATACTGGATACCCACAAAATTTTAATAATGGTAATTTTTGGGGCGGTGATACTTATCCATATGCATTAAATGATTTACAGTATTTATTTTTGTTACAATTAAGATACGCAAGTTTAAATACAAACTGTTCATTAGCTTCAGTAGTAGCAATATTAAACACATATTTTAGAGCATTAGACCCAACTCAAGAAGTAATAGTCACTGAGTCTGGAATTATGCAAATGACAATTACATTAACAAATCCTGCACCAGCATATCAAATATATGTGCTACAATATCGCCCTGATGTTTTGCCAATCCCCGCGGGAGTGAGCTATAACGTAATTGCAACTTATTTATAAAAAGGAAATTTTATGTCTTTAACAAGACCAAACGTAATCGGTAATCCATTTGCATATAACGGAGATTATATTCTCCCTCCTACAGATGGGTCAAATACTGACGCAATAGTATCACAAGAAGTGGGATACCCAGAAACACAATCAGCGCCTTTGGGTTCTGGTGGCATTCCTGTAAACAGACAACAAACTAACGGGCTTCATAATTTATATACAAACACACTAGTATGGTTAAACGCAGGGGGTACATTTACATTTGATAATACAATTGTAACAACTCAAGGAGGCTATAGTAAAGATGCTGTATTATGGTGCGAATCTATTGGTGGGTATTTAGTGTCATTAATTGATAATAATGCAGCTGATTTTGTAACAACACCTGATTATATTAATGACGGTATCCATTGGCGAGCACAAATTACAAATACTTTAGTTGTTGGTTTTAGTAGTAATGTTACAACAGGTATTTTTAAAAAAGCAACATATGGAAATGGTAAGTGGGTAATTGGTGGCAATAGTGCTGGAATATATTATTCAGTAGACGGCATAACATGGACATTGTCAAATATTACTTCAGGAGGTTTTAGCTCTGCGACATACGCAAATGGTAAATGGGTTATCGGAGGCGTTAATGCTGGAGTATATTAT